TTAATACAATTACTACTCTATAAGAGTGATGGTTGTGATTATACTCATGATCAAGGTGCTTCCATCGATACCATAATTTCTATATATGGTAAAGGTAAACAAGCCTGATGTTTTGATTTATCTGCTGCTACTGATCGACTTCCTATCTCTTCGGAGATGAAAGTTCTTCAATGCATAGGATTATCAAATGATGGTGTAAATGCTTGAAAAGGCATTATGGTAGATATTCCTTTCTACTCAGTCCAATCTAAAACTTTTGTAAAGTATGAAGTTGGTCAGGGTATAGGGGCATATTCATCATGAACTACTATAGCAGTTCTTCATCATTATCTTGTACGCTTAGCTGCGTACAAATCATTAGGCCCAATCATCTTTACAGATTATATAATCTTAGGTGATGATGTAGTTATTTTTAACTCGGCTGTTGCCAAGGAGTATAAGTCTATTGTTTTATCTTTAGGAGTAGGCATTTCTATCCCGAAAACTATTAGTCCGCAAGGACGTGGTCTTTCTGGAGTTGAATTTGCTTCGAAACTAATTTTAAATGATATAGACTTATCTCCTCTTCCTTTAGGTATACTTCTTCAAAATGATAGTATTAGACTTTTAAGTCTATGAACTTTCACCATTGAAAAATCATACTCTATTGGAGGGTCAGCTTTATCGGAAACATTGATAAGATGTATCCCAAGTTGACTAGACTCGGTATCCATGAAGGACAGTGATTTTAAAGTCCCGCTATTCCGTGAGGAATGGCTAACTTTACTAGGATTCTTTATCGGCTATGCCAATTACCGTAAGGTAAAAGACAAGCATTTAAAGGATTCTTCAAGGAGTTTAGAAGATAAGCATGCACAATCTGTGTATTCACTTATTCCTGACACCTCTTTGAATCTTTTCCTTTCTGCGATTCCCCTGTCATTTTGACAAAGGGTTGATCGGCTCTTACTAGAAGAGTCATGAGGGGATTTTAAGATTTCCTTGCGGTACCTTAGAAAATGTTATAAGTCTTCGACTTATTTCTTATCTTCAGTACTTAAGCAAGAAAATTTTAATGTTCCACTACGTGACTTTCTCTTTAAAGATGAATCTTTGATATTCTGTAATTTACTGAATAGTCCTTTCATTGGGACTTATCATGAAATTGCATCTATATTTCGAAAATCTTTAAAGGAGTCGGCTGTAGGAGGAAATTTTGTATATGATATTGATGAAAATGGAAATATTAATTTTCCAAAAGCTGATATATTATATAAAATTTTCTCTAGCAAACATCTTTCTAGTGAAATTATCTCAATTATAGAGAATAATAATTACTTAGACTTTATAACTAATATTATGAAAGGACCAAAGGTACTTGTTCAAGATTTCTCCAAAAGAGAATTCTTTAAAGTATCAAGGTCACCCTCTTCTATTACTCATATGACATTAGAGTGAAGTGTTAAACCTTTACAATTGTCAAAATGTTTAAGAAAATTAGGTGTTCTTTCTTATAAAAGAAGTAAACGATCTAAGTTTGTTATTCGAAGTAATAAAGAACTTCGCAAAAGAAATTCATTTTCCCAAAAGGGTATTATGAAGACTTTAGCTTAGTGAGATATTTCAAAAGAGTGTAATAGTAGTAAAAACCTATTATCTTAATAGAAATGAATCTATTATGCTCTGAATCTCTTTAGTGTGTTAACATAAGGTAGTACTACCAAATGTTAGTCTAGGAAGTGTCACTTGACACTGTTGCCTAACCAACAACCTATAGCTAATATAGTATGATTAATAGTGATATTAATCCGACCACCCTAAAAAGTGC